CTTTTATCTTGCTCCACGATTCTGCCGCAAAAAATGAAGTTCCCGACTCCACCCAAGGAGTTGATGGAACCGCCAGTGGAACTAAACTCTCTACCATCGGAGAAACAATAACAATCAATTATAATAACTATCATCAGTTAAGTGAAAGATTAAAAGCTTTACAAGATTGGGTTAGTTCACAGGAAAGAATCTATAATGGCAAATGATTTTGAACAATTAGAACGTATAGTTGAAAAGCTTGACGTATCGATTGATAAGCTTACTGAAGTTAGTAATAATGTAAGTAGATTGCTCGCAGTACATGATACTCGAATAAACACAATAGAGAAAGACACTGTGCGCAACGAAGATGATATAAGAGATATACATACTAAGATGGACAATATAGCTAAAGAGATCAATAAAAAGTTAGACCAATCTATGCAGAATAGTGTAGAGGGTCATGCTAAGATACAATCTGCTATCGAAGAGAAACTTAAAGGTCTTGATGCTCGTGTAAGAGTGTTAGAAGTATGGCGTTGGTTAGTTATTGGTGGTGCAATTGCTATTGGATACCTAGTTAATAAGTTATATAAATGAAAGTTACTTTAAAAGAATTAAAACTTCAGTTGCAATATCATAAAGAGCTAAATCCAAAGCTCTGGAATGATTTTGAATTAAAACCAGAAGTCAGAGCTAAATTATTACAGTTTGCTGAAGTATGGAGAGAATATGCTAAAATACCTAAGTCAGCTGTTAAAGAAGTTATCCTTCTCGGAGGAAATGCTAATTACAACTATACTGATATGTCTGATCTTGACGTACATCTGGTTGTTGATAAATCTTTAATAGCAAAAGATAATCCATTACTTGATGATTATCTACAAGATAAGAAACAAATGTGGACGATGTCACATAAGATAACTATACTTGGATATGGATTAGAACCATACGCTCAAGACGTATCAGTGGCATACCCAAAACAACAAGGAGTCTATTCATTAACTAAAGATGAATGGATCGCCAAACCAGAATTTATTGGTGATGACATGTTAAAGGATCCATACCTTAAGAAAAAAGTTAAGTTCTACATGAAGATGATCGATGACATGATTAAAGGTCATATTGATTTAGATTCAGTCAAACACTTCAAAGAAAAGCTACGTGACATGCGTGGTGCAGCAATCAAAAAGGGTGGAGAGTTTTCATTTGAAAACCTAGTGTTTAAAGAACTACGCAATCAAGGTTATCTTGACAAACTATCCGCATATCAAAGAACAGAACAAGATCAAGAATTGAGTTTATAATGCAAAATGAATTTTGGGGTTACCACCTTATATTAGATTGTCATGCATGTGATGTACCAAGCATCAAGAGTTATGATAACGTTTATAATTGGATCACTGGTTTAGTCAAAGCTATCGACATGGAACCAATCGGTGAACCACGTATAGAATACACCGCAGCAGAGTTTCCAGATAAAGCTGGATTCACAGCTATCCAAGTTATAGTAACATCAAGTATAGTAGCACACTTCATAGATTCAACTGGTGATGTTTACATAGACGTGTTCTCATGTAAGCCATTTGATAATAATACAGTTATCGAATCAATCAATAAAGCATTTAATCCTAAGAAAATCCGTCCTAATTATCTAACCAGACAAGCTGGATAATAATTTTACTTTAAACCTAATTAGGTATATAATACATTATGAAGCATTTTGATATCAAGTGGTTATCCACGACTCTTTTCATCATCTGTGGCACATTGGTAGCTTTAAAGTTACCTTATATGCAATATGCATTCCCAGGATTTGTTGTAGCCCATGGCATATTAGCACATCATTTCTATAAGATCCACCCAAATAAACCACTACTGATTCAAAATATCTACTTTTTCTTTTTAAACTCAGCAGCCACTTATGTTTGGCTATTCAAAGGATAATCATGCAATTTAGACCATTAGGTAAGAAAGTACTAGTAGCAGAAAATAAAAGAAACAATACGACAGAGTCTGGTATCATCATTGAAGGTGCAGACAGGTATGGTGATTCAAGGTCTGGCACAGTCATGGCTATCGGCCCAGACGTGGCAGAAGTGAAGGTGGGTGATAAGATCCTATTAGACTGGTCAAAAGCTGCAGTAACCACAGTAGATGGTGCCCAGCGTGTTATAATCTTAGAAGAGAACATCGTATCCGTATTAGAAAATTAATGTACTTTAATTCATACTTGAGTTATAATTATATTATATGTTGTATATCGATTCTAAATATGTAGGTCAAATCTCCTACAAACTCCGTAACTTTAAAAAGAAAGCCGACTACTATTGGAACTTTAGTTGTCCGATATGCGGTGACTCTAAGAAAAATACTCTTAAAGCTCGAGGCTTTGTATTCAAACATGACAACAGGTTGGTCTATAAGTGTCATAACTGTGGTGTATCTACATCTATAGGTAACCTCATCAAGCAGTTAGATCCGTTAATGTATAACGAATATGTGCTTGAAAGATATAAAGAATCAACTTCGAGCCACACACCTCATGCCCAGGTTAAGTTGGAGACGCCGACAGTTTCTGTTGAACTAAAAGATGATATACTTGACAAGTTAGATCCAGTCGAGATATTACCTATAACACATCCAGCAGTACAGTATCTTATATCACGTAAGATACCGAGAGATAAGTGGAAGCTGCTCTATTATACAGATACATTTAAAGCATACACAAACTCTGTTAAGTTTCATTTTCCAAATATTAAAGATGATCATCCTCGTATAGTCATACCATACTTTAATGAGCATGGCAAAGTGTTTGCATTTCAAGCACGTGCATTGGGTAATGAACAACCAAAGTATTACTCTATTAAGATCGACGAGAAGGAAGAAAAGATCTATGCGTTAGATCGTGTAGACTATTCAAAGAGAGTATATGTTACAGAAGGCCCGATAGATTCATTATTCATACCAAACTGCATAGCAGTATCAGGCGCATCATTTGATACACCAACTATCAAAGCATTATCGACTAATGCTACATTGATAATGGATAATGAACCAAGATCTAAAGAGATATGTAAGTTTATCAATAAGTTAATAGAAGCTAATTATGCTGTATGTCTGTGGCCTGATACCACTAATGAGAAAGATATCAATGAGATGGTCATGGCAGGTAAGTCTGTAGAGTCAATCATGAATACTATAAATACAAATACATTCCAAGGAATGGAAGCGAAACTTAAGTTTAGTGAATGGAGAAAGTGTTGAAAGTATTAATCACAGGAGTTACTGGCTATATTGGCTCTCATCTAGCCAAAGTATTATTTGAAGCAGGTCATCATGTAGTAGGCCTTGATACAGAATGGAAAAAACATAATGATGTGTCAAGATATTGTCATAGGATCTTAATCAAAGACGTAACAAAACATGTATGTGACGAAGACTACGATGTCATCGTTCATCTCGCAGGCTTAATCCAAGTAGAAGAGAGCGTAGCACACCCAACAAAATACTATTCAACAAACCTTGGTGGCACCGTAAATATGTTGAGACAAAACATTAACGGAGAACCACACTTTATATTCGCGTCTACCGCTGGTGCATTTGATGCTCAGTCACCTTATGCAAGGTCTAAGTTAGCAGCAGAAGACGTCATCAAAGAGAAGTCAAAGAACTATACTATATTCAGGTTCTTTAATGTTGCAGGTTCTGATGGCATGCATAGACAAGTAGGTAGAGCATCACACCTCATTCGTATAGCAGCAGAGGCCGCAGCAGGTAAGAGAGACTATATGTCAATTTATGGAGAAGATTATGATACACCAGATGGTAGTTGTGTTAGGGATTATATTCACGTTGTGGATCTTGTTAACGCTATTCGTGATACGATTAAGCATGGTCCCTTTAACACGCCATACGAATGCATTGGTTCGGGCAAAGGCTACTCAGTCAAAGAAGTAGTTCAAACCATGAAAGACGTTACGGGTCAAGACTTTACGGTAAAGATGGCTGGCCGTAGAGATGGGGATCCAGCTTCTTTAGCAATTGATAATCAATTCAATCTGTTGCATCCACAATATCAACTAAAAGATATGTGTTTGTCTGCATACAATATTGAGAGTAGAAAGGTATAAATATGAAAATAGGCTTCACTGCTAGTACGTTTGACCTCTTACATGCTGGTCATATAAGTATGTTAAGGGAAGCTAAGGAACAATGTGATTATTTGATATGTGGTTTACAAATTGATCCTTCTGTTGATAGGCCAAGCAAGAACTCACCTATACAAACTATAGTTGAGAGACAAGTCCAGCTATCAGCTGTTAAGTATGTTGATGAGATTATAGTATACAGAACTGAGCAAGACTTAGAAGATATCTTAGAGATGTTTCATATAGATATAAGAATATTAGGTGATGAGTATCGAGACCAAGACTTTACAGGTAAAGATATTTGCAAGAAGCGTGGCATCCAACTCTATTTCAATAAGAGAGACCATCGCTTCTCTACGACAGCACTAAGAAACCAAGTAGCACAAAAACAACAAACACAAATTTAACGGAGTTTAAATGAAAAAGGTTTTAGATAACGGCATTGAGATCGACCTATCTCGGGATCAACTATTCGACGAATTAGGCATGATCAGGTTAAAAGAATCATATATGGCCGACGGAGAAGAAAGCCCACAAGAAAGATTCGCATTCGTATCAAAACAATTCTCAACAGATAAGTATCACGCACAAAGGTTATATGAGTATAGCAGTAAGCATTGGTTATCATATGCAACTCCTGTACTATCATTTGGTAGATCCAAACGTGGACTACCTATTTCATGCTTTTTAAATTTTATCGAGGACACAGCTGAAGGGCTTGTGGAAAACTTAAGTGAAACTAATTGGTTATCTATGCTTGGGGGTGGTGTTGGCATTGGCTTTGGAATTCGGTCTGCTGACGATAAGTCTACTGGCGTTATGCCTCATCTTAAAATGTACGATGCTAGCTCTCTTGCTTATCGTCAAGGCCGTACTCGCCGCGGTAGTTATGCTGCTTACTTGGATATTTCACATCCTGACATTCTAATGTTCCTTGAGATGCGTAAGCCTACAGGCGACCAAAACATGCGTTGCTTGAACTTACATCACGGCGTTAATATCCCAGATAGTTTTATGGAAATCATTGAAAAATGTATGATCGATGAATCAGCTGATGATACATGGGAATTAAAAGACCCGCATTCAGGTATCGTGACTGAAAAAGTATCTGCTAAAGAGTTATGGCAAAAACTATTAGAACTTCGTATGATGACTGGAGAACCATACCTTCATTTCATCGATGAGTCTAACCGTAAGTTACCACAATGGTTAAAAGACAAAGGTTTAAAAGTACATCAGTCTAACCTTTGTTCTGAGATCATTTTACCTACTAATGAAAAACGTACAGCTGTATGCTGTCTATCTAGTTTAAACTTGGAGTACTATGATGATTGGAAAGACGATAAACTTTTTCTCAAAGACGTTGCAGAAATGTTGGATAATGTGTTGCAACATTTTATTGACAATGCTCCTTCTAGTATCAAGCGCGCTCGTTATTCTGCTTCTCGTGAGCGGAGCATTGGGATTGGTGCTCTTGGCTGGCATGCTTTGCTTCAGCGAAAAAATACTCCCTGGGAAAGTGCAATGGCGACCGGACTTAATAAACAAATCTTCTCACACATTAGATCAAGCCTTGACAAAGCGAATAAACAATTGGGTAAAGAACGAGGAGAAGCTCCTGACGCCGAAGGTACGGGTAACCGTTTTAGCCATCTTATGGCTATCGCTCCTAATGCTAGTTCTTCTATATTAATGGGCAATACTTCACCTTCTATAGAACCATTTAGAGCGAATGCTTATAGGCAAGATACTTTATCAGGATCTCATCTACATAAGAACCAATACTTAGATAAGATCATTAAAGAAAAAGCTGGAGATAAATATGATGAAGTTTGGTCATCTATCATAGCAAACGATGGTTCAGTTCAACACTTAGATATATTAGATGACTGGACTAAAGATGTATTCAAGACATCTATGGAGATTGATCAACGTTGGGTAGTACAACATGCAGCAGATCGACAAGAGTTTATAGATCAAGCACAATCATTGAACGTATTCTTTAGACCTGATGCACACATCAAATACATCCATGCGGTGCACTTCCAAGCATGGAAACAAAAACTCAAGACTATGTATTATTGTAGGTCAGATAAGATCGCTAAGGCAGATAAAGTCGCTAAGAAGATCGAACGAGAAGTTATCGCAGAGATTGACTTAAAAGCAATGACTGACGGTGATGTTTGTTTAGCATGTGAGGGTTAGTATGGATTTAGAAGATCTAAAAAGAAAATTAAGCTTAGCTGGTAGACATATCTTCATGAAGATAAACCATAATGCTGCTGAACTTAAAAAGAAGTATACTGATCCTAATGTTTATGTCATGGTTAACGGTAAGAAGATGAAGATCAGAGATATAACAGTCAACGAATGTAATATTCACTTAGAAACGGAAGAATAATGAAACAGATACTAACAGTAATACTATTAGCATTTGCATCTATAGTATCAGCAAACCCTATAGATGATAAGTGTCCTCAACATGTATGGCAAGGTGCACCAAAATTAAAAGATGGAAACAACCAATACTTATGTCGTATCGGTTATGCAGTGAACTATAACTATAATACTAAAGTTGCTTACTATGCAGTAGAACATATAGTACCAGCAAACTTAGTAAAGAACGCTCCACGTAAGGATGACTTTAGAGAAGATCCAGAAGTACCAGCTCAGCATAGACAAACACTTGCTGATTACACTGGTATGGGTTATGATCGCGGTCATGTCGCTCCAGCAGCTGATATGACATTTAACGCTCAAGCAATGTCTGAATCTTTCTATCTAACTAACATGATGCCACAAGTACCAGGTAATAATCGTGGTATTTGGAAATACCTTGAAGAGAACGTTAGGTATTGGGCACAAGTTAAAGGTGAGGTGTACGTCATCACTGGTGCTTTATTTGAAGGTAATGTGAAGATGATGAACAAAGTTGTCATCCCGTCTCATGTATATAAGATCGTGATTGATCCAAAGACAGGTAAACAAATCGCATACCTATTCACTAACGAGAAGCTTGACCCAAAACTCATAGATAACTATGCAGTATCAGTCGCATCCATTGAACAAAGAACTGGTATTAACTTCTCACCCACATTAACAAATAACTCTGCAGAAAAAGCAGTATTAAAACTAAAAGACTTCTAAGATGACACATAAATTAAACGACACGAGAGAGTATTTCAAGCCATTCAATTATCCATGGGCATACGAAGCATGGTTGAAACACGAACAAGCCCATTGGTTGCATACAGAAGTTCCTATGGCAGAAGATGTAAAAGATTGGAAAAAGAAACTAACAGCAGAAGAGAAACTATTTCTTACAAATATATTTAGGTTCTTTACACAAGGTGACATCGACGTTGCTGGTGGTTATGTAAAGAACTACTTACCATACTTCCCTCAACCTGAAGTACGAATGATGTTGATGGGTTTTGCAGCGCGTGAAGCATTACATATTGCGGCTTATAGCCATCTCATTGAAACGTTAGGTATGCCTGAATCTACTTACAATGAGTTCTTAGAATATCAGGAGATGAAGGATAAACACGACTATGTTACGGAACTCAGTTCGAAGAATGGTGACCTTAGCTCAACTGCAACACACATCGCCGTATTCAGTGCTTTTACGGAGGGCATGCAGCTTTTTAGTTCTTTTATCATGCTGCTTAATTTTCCTCGTCATGGTCTAATGAAAGGTATGGGTCAAATCGTTACATGGTCTATCGTAGATGAAACCATGCACGCTGAGAACATGATCAAGTTATTTAAGACATTCATCAAAGAGAACAACGAGATCTGGAATGATGAACTTAAAGGAAAGATATATACTATAGCTGAGAAGATGGTTGAACTTGAAGATAAGTTTATTGACCTATCATTCTCAGGTACTCATATGAGAGAATTAGAACCTGAAGGTGTTAAACAATATATCCGATATATAGCTGATAGACGTTTGATATCACTAGGTCTTAAAGGTATTTTTAAAGTTAAAAAGAACCCACTACCATGGGTAGAAGAGATGATCAATGCTCCCGTTCATGGTAACTTCTTTGAGAACCGTGTAACTGATTATGCCAAAGGTGCACTTAAAGGTTCATGGGAAGATGTATGGGGAGGGGCCCAATAATGGCAACAAAGTATTTTCATTGCGAAAACTGTGAGACCACAGGTAAAGTAACCGTTAAGACTAACGATGTTACCATTGAAGATATAGTGTTTTGTCCTGTATGCGGCGCTGACATCTTCGAAGAAGACGAAGACGAAGAATGACATGGTACTATAAAGGCGAACCTGTAGAAGAGATAGATGATAAATATACAGGATTCGTTTACATCATTACTAATCTTGTTACTGGTAAAGCATATATTGGTAAAAAGCTATCAAAGTTTTCAAAAACTACTGTTAAAACTGTTAAGCTTAAGAATGGTAATAAGAAAAAGAAAAAAATTAGAAGTAAAGTAGATTCAGACTGGAAGACGTATTGGTCTTCATCAAAAGAAGTAATCGAAGACGTAAAGACATTAGGAGAAGATAAGTTTAAACGGGAAATCCTAATGTTTTGTCTGTCAAAAGGGACCGCCTCATATTTTGAGGCTAAGTTCCAAATGCAAAATGAAGTGCTTGAACACCCTGATAAATGGTATAATGGGATCGTTAATTGTCGTGTACATAGGAGTCATATAAAATATGAAGATTAGATTAGCATTTTTAACAATAACTTTAATAGCGGTAGTTGCTGCATATTTTTCTTATGCATCATATATCCAAACAAAGAACTATGAGAATTATTTAGTTGAGTTTGATAAGCGATTAACCTATGCCAACAGCAGATATGACAATGTACAAGAAGAAGATCACAAACTAAATGTTAGCATAGACAGTCTTAATCATAAGATCGATGAACTTAATAACAAGATTCGTTTACAAGATGCATTAATACAAGAACTAAAGGTTAGATCAAAGAGAAAATGAACGACAAAATAATGACCAGCATCATGTTAGTTTCTGCTCTGTCGCTATCTGCGATAGCTGCATTCTATTCTATTGCTGGGTTAACAGCAATCTTTGCAGCAGCCGTAGTGCCTATCATCGTCATGGGTGGTATCCTCGAAGTATCTAAGTTGGTAGTAGCATCATGGTTATACAGAAACTGGGTTGAAGTACCTAAAATGTTTAAGATATACTTCACAGCTGCAGTTATTATCCTAATGATCATCACTTCAATGGGTATCTTTGGGTTCTTATCTAAAGCACACCTTGATCAAGCTGTACCAGCTGGAGACATATCAGCTCAAGTACAGATCTTAGATGACAAGATCAAGACACAAAGAGATAATATTGATGCAGCTCGAAAAGCTTTATCTCAGATGGACGCACAACTAGACCAGAAGTTAACGAGATCTACCGATGAGAAGGGTGCAGATAAAGCTATACAGATCAGGAGGTCTCAACAAGGTGAACGCAAGAAACTACAGAACGAGATATCTGACGCACAAAAGGTCATAGTCAAATTACAAGAAGAAAGAGCACCTGTGGCTTCTCAAGCCCGTAAGATTGAGGCTGAGGTCGGTCCTATCAAGTACATTGCAGCATTAATCTATGGTGATACATTAGATCAAAACATGCTTGAAAAGGCAGTGCGTTGGGTCATCATCATGATCGTTCTGGTATTTGATCCATTGGCTGTACTCATGCTTGTTGCTGTCAACTGGTCTCTAAAAAAAAGACAATCGAAGTATCCACCAGAACCAATAGTAGAAAAAGAAAATGATCCTGAAGTAGTTAAGGCATATGCTGATTCCTTAGCCGGCCGCGTGGAAGATGATTTACAAAAATGGAAGGATTATCCAATTGATCCTGTAAAAAAACCATTTCCACATAAGATTTTAAGACAACCTAAACCAAAAAAACGTAAGTGGCTTGAAAAAGAACCTGACGCAGTCCCACTTCCAGAAGCAGCAGACTGGCCAGAAGACCCTAATGAGTATGTCTCCCTAGCAAAGACTATTGAGCAAGAAGTAGATGAACTCAATAAGCCTTTGAATTCATTGGAAAGATTAAACAAAAAATACGGCAAGTAAAACGGTAAACTATTATAAATAGAATATGGGAGAGATATTCAAATTAATAGCCGACGTAGGCTTTCCAATAGCGGGTGCTTGTGCCGCTGGCTACTTTGTATTCCTTACGGTTAAGTTTATCCTTGATGGGGTAACTGGATCTGTAAGAGGTATGTCAAATATCATTAAAGCTTTGGATAGGCGTGTAGCAGCCATGAACCATGATGTTATTCGTATTGATACTAAAGTATCTCATGCATTAGGTATCCCACCAGATTTAGATAGGATTGCAAGAGCTGAACAGTCAGACGCAAGAAGAGATTAATGGAAGATATTGCTGATTTAGTAGGTAAGTATGGGTTTCCCATTGTAGCAGCAGGCGGATTAGGGTATTTCGTCTACTATATTTGGAAATGGGTAACTGAAGAAATCGACCCTGTAATAGGTGAATCAAATAAGGTTTTAATTGAACTGATCGATCGTATCCGTATGTTAGATAACGACTTGATTAGGCTCAATCAAAAAGTGAACGTCATTTTATCTTTAAGAGAGAAGGAAAAAAATGAAGCTCACGACAAAGATACTAACACTTAGTATTTTATCATTAGGTTTAGCGCAAGCTCAACCACTCCCTGATTTTACATTTAAAAGCCCTTCCTTCAACGGTAATGGCTATAGCAGTCACGTACTAACTCTTGAAAATCAAGAACGTACGCGAAAAGAAAATATCAAAAAAGAGATCCAAGCGGGATTAGATAAAGCAAAGAACGATGCTAATAATACTAACGTCGCTAAGTTTCTAAACAACCTTGAAAGCCGTATCTATGCTCAGATTAGCCAAAACTTGGCAACTGAAATGTTTGCAGATGGCGGAGCAACTAGCGGTACTTTAAACTTTGAAGGTAACATCATCAACTGGAATCGAACCGGTACAGAGATTAACCTAAATGTTACTGATTATATTGGAAGCACAACTTCAATAACTATACCACTAGGACAATGGCAATTCTAAAATGTATAAACTACTAATTTTATTATCGCTTATGTTTTTAACTGGTTGTGCAACGACGCGTGTAGTCACTACACCAGAAAAACCCATGGAAGTAAAGAGTATCATGCAAAAAGAATTTGATACTATACCTCCACCAGCAGGTAGACCAATTACCGTGGCTGTGTATACCTTTGCTGATAAGACTGGTCAAAGACGCCCAGCGCCAAATTTTGCAAACCTTAGTTCAGCTG